TTTTTTATTTTCTGGTTTGGTAGTAAATTTTTTATACACTTCTCTCATTTTTTTTATTTTTTTCTTTTTCATCTCTTCTAATCCTTTATTTATTAAATCACCGCTTTCTTTAATGTGTAATTCGTCGTCTGGTGAAACTTTAAGAATAACAGATTTCTTCTTATTTCTTGTTGTCAAATTTCCCGTTTTTGTAATTGGATTAACTTCAACTAAACGCCCTTTGTTAGTTTTATTTATCATTGGTGTTGGCACTTCTACAATATAATTATTGAATAGAGGTTTCATTCCTTGACCGATTAAAGTCTCACTTGGTAATCTATTTAAAATATCACTGGTGTGTTCTGTTAAAGGATTTAAAGTTTTGTTTTCAATTGTAATATTTTGATTTGATACATCCTTATCAATTTTTAGTTTTTTGCTTTTTGGTAAAAATACATTTGCTACTGATTTAACGGCATTTGTCGCCGTGGTTTTAACCTTATTATATACATCTGCTACTGGTTTAACTGCACTGACTATATCGCCACTTGACCTAACATTAAACTCATTTTCTTTTTGTTTTTCAAATAAATGTGCTGGATTTACATTTATTATTTCTTTTGCATTTTCACCAATTTTACGGGTTATAACTGCTGATTGAGAATGACCAACTAAAGATATATTTTTTTCACCATATTTTTTAACAATTTTATTATATAGTTCTTTTGCTCTTTTAAATCTGTCAGTGTTTTCGTATTGTCCTACAACGTAGGCAATATTATTACTCCAATCAGTTAATGTCTTTTCTGTTCCTCTAAACACTGCTACAACATGATCATTGGAGGGATTATAAAATGTGCTAATTTCGGCGGTTGACAATTCTTTGTCTTTTTTATATCCGTCAATATCGTCATCAGTGGATTTATAAGATGCTTTTATAAATTTTTCAAGATTTTCAGAACTTATTGCTCCACCTTTTAAGCCATTTTTATAAGCAATAATATATATTTTAGTTCCATTGTCAAAAACTTTATTTTTAAATAGATATCCTTCATTTTCTAATTTCTTCGGGTCTTCTTGTCTAAAATGAATATAATTTGGTTTGTCATTATCTACATCATTATATTTTAAATTACGGGTTTTTAACCACTTGACCGCTTTTTTGACTGTAAAATTATTTTTGTCAAATAAAACACTTTGTATAATTTCATTCATTTATATATAATTAATGTATATAAAAAAAATAATCAAAAAAATAAAAAGTCACTGTTAAGTTTAATCATTATTATATCTAATAGTAAAACTTCACAGTCCCGAAAAATAAAAACAAATACTTCACAGTCAGATTTTATTTTAGTTCCTTTTTGATACTCAACATCACAGTCAACTCATCCTTATTAATATTTGAATTTTCATTTATATTTAGATTATCAGAACCATATTTAATAAAATATATTTTGTCTTTTAATATTTGTATTTTATCATTTAACTCATCCTTATTATAAATTAGATTTTGCATTTTCAAACATTTTTTATTTTTCAAATGGTGATTATACCATTGAAGATTTGTTTCAATTCCACAGATAGAACAAGTAATTTTAAAATTGAAAAACTTTTCATATTTCTCTTTTGCATTATCACGATATTCTAAATCTTTTTTCATTTTACGATATTTACTCATTAATATATATTAATTATATATTAATAATATTTTAATAATATATTGTATTAAATATATTTTACCATTTTTACTCCTTTCTCCCACATTATAACTGGTGGTGATTGGTGATAAAAGGCTATCCATCGGCTATCTATCTCGTTAACTTTTCGTATTTGGTCTTTAGTTAAGCCGACGTAGTTCTCTAATAGATTATTTACAATTCGGGGCGGTGTGCCATCTGGAAAATATACAATTAGATGACTTTCATTTAAAATGGTTTTTGTTTCGTTTCCTTTACAAGCCAAATGTGAGGTATAGCAACAACTGACATTTTCATGTCTACCTGTTTCTAAAATTTTATTTAAAATACCATTAATTTTTAATTTTAAGCGTTTGTCAGTGATACAGTCTGTATCATCAAAAATAACCATTGTATTTTTATAAATTTCAATATTATTTAACTCTGTATCGTTTAAAAATTCTTCATTTAGTTTCATTTTTTTAAGCCCTTTTATTTTATCTAATGAACCTGCATCAGTTGTAATACTGCTAAACAATATAACATCGTTTTTCGGGTGTTGTTTTTGGTATTCTTTAACGTAATGCATTACAAAATAACTTTTACCACTTCCCGATTTTCCCGAGCAATAGATTATTGACCGTTCCTTTGTTTTATCTGGTATAGGTTGTATATAGTCTTTATCTTTACATTCAATACTTTTTAAACCGTTTTTATTTGCATCAACTTTAACAATTAACTCATCATTTTTATCATCATCTTTTATTTTACATATCAAACTCCCGTTTTCAAAATTCAATGACATCTTAAACTATTATATATTTATATTATATTTTTAATATAATATTTTTAATATATAAATATATTATATAATGAACCAAAATTTAGTAGATAAATTATATTACGATATTACATTTACAAATTTAGCAGGTGACCAGACAATATCGCCAGTTGTTAATTTTACCGAAACCCGTAGTTTGCCATTTATTAATGACCCCGAACAATATTATTTAAGTATTATAAGGTTTTCGTTAGACACGGACAGTTTACCCCTTTTTATTCCGACAATTCAAATAAATCAACCAGATATTAATTTAACAATATACTCTGTTTCAATGTCTTATAATGTTGGTGGCGTTGATATTGTAAATAGAACATTTATAAGGTTTAGTCCTCAGAATTTAATCGCAACATTGCCGACACCTCCATCAGAGACACCAGAAGGAATTCAAGATAATTCAACAGGCTATTATTATATATTTACTTATCAATTTTGGATATATTTAATAAATATTGCTCTTAAACAATGTTTTGATGAATTAGCCGTTAAAGTTGTTTTAGCGGGTGGAACAATGCCTACAATTTATCAACCTATTTTAGAATTTAATGTATCAGATAAAACAGGCGTATTAAATGCCGATATTTTAGCATTTGACAGTAATTTACCTAATCCAATAATTTTATATTTTAATAATAATTTAGGACAGTTATTTTCTTCATTTCCTTTTTATATAAATACTGGTTCTGGTGACGCTGACGGCTTAAATTATAAAGTCGCTTTTTCGCTTTTTGGTGGTTCAACTGTTATTAATTATCCTGTTACAAATCCAACTTATAAAGCGATTCAGTGTTGGCAGGAATACTCAACGACTACTATTTGGTGTCCTGTTCAATCAGTTGTCTTCACATCAACACTTTTACCAATTGTCAGTAATCAATTATCAAATCCTGTTTTATTAAATAACGGACAGAATATATCTTCAAATGGTAATAATGGTAATTTTGCACAAATATTAACAGATATGATAGCAGAAAATAATAATTTTAAGCCTTTTGTCTATTATACACCATCCGCAGAATATAGACTTTTAGAATTGATTGGTAATAGTCCATTATACACAGTTGACATTCAGATATATTGGAAAGATAGACGTGGTCAGTTAATACCTTTTCGTCTTACGCCAAATGGAACTGCCACCATTAAATTATTATTTACTAAACGAAAAAATTTATTAATTCAAGATATTGGAGGAACAAAATTTACGCATTAAAAAAAAATATATAGAATTATATTTCTTTTAATTTTAAAAATATCTTAGTATATATATATATAAATGGCAGACCTAAAAACCGCTTTAATCCTTGACAGTCGTATTGAAAATTTAACTGACGTTGAAAGTTTTGGCGTTAAATCATCTGGGCAAAATATAACATTTCAACAATATCAAGCGTTGAGTGCTACAAACTCGCTTGTGACGTACCAATTACAAATTCCATCGGAGCAAATAGCGGTAGATAGAGCGATTCTTCAATCAAGTTTGCTCACTTTTACTATCAAAATAGACACATTAGCCGACGGAGTAAGTCAAATACCGCAATACGCCAATGTTTTTAATTTTGGGAATACGGAGGCGTGGGCACCATTTGTGCTTACTAATTGCTTTTCTACTATCCAATCCACGATTAACAATTGTTCAGTGTCTATCAATATCGGGGACATTTTACCGCAACTTTTACGAATGACTTCTCAAAGAGAATTGCAAAAATATAATTCACACACTACGGCTTTAGTTGATGATCAGTGGGGGATGTATAGAGACGCTTGTAGTAATTGGACAACTGGTTCAACTATTACTTACCCGCAAAGAAATAATAATCCACTTGGAGCAATGGGTAATAATGGATTTGATAATAATTTTTGCCCCCGAGGTGCTTTTCCGACATCTGTCAGTATTTTTCAATATACTGGAAATAATTTGGTCAGTCATTCGTCCGTTTGTGCAACAACGGGAAACAGATTTGAAATTGTAATTAGTTCAACTTTCGTAGAACCGATTTTATTATCACCTTTTTTGAATTGTATGCCACACGGCAACCAAGCGGCGTTTTTAGGGCTTAACACGCTTACTCTCAATCTGAACGTAAATAATTTACAGCGAGTTATCAGAACGGGTCAAACCACTGACACCGCAGGGGGCATTGTTCCAACATATAAAATGGCGATAACTGGTGGTTGTGGTGCATACGCCGCCGAGGGTGGTTTTCCCGCTGTTGAATCTGTTCCATTATTCCAAAGCACGAGATTATTGTGTCAGTTTTTAACTCTTCAACCTTCTCAAGTTGCACGAATAGCCCTTCGTAATGTGTGTGAATACACTGATTATCCAAGATTTATCACTTCATCTAACGGTCAGTCAAATTTGGCTGGTGCTACATATTTCAATCTTAACGGCGTTCTTCCTACTTTTCCAAATACAGTGATTGTATCTAACAATATTCAATTAAATCAAATACCAAGTCGTTTTATTATTTGTGTTAGAGTGCCAATTGGCTTACAAACACCCGCTAATACTGACAGTTTTTTAAGTATAACAGGTATATCAATTAATTTTAATAATAAATCGGGTATTTTGGCGTCAGCACAAAGCGTTGATTTGTATAACTTATCGGTAAAAGCAGGTAGTACACAATCTTTTAATGAGTGGAATGGTTATCAAACTGTAAATAATGCAACGACAGGCGTAGTCGCCAACGGTGCAAGTGTACCAGTAACTTATTTACAGCGATATGTCCCTACAATTGGCTCATTATTTGTTTTAGATGCTGTAGACTTGGGCTTGGAAGACTACTTAAGTAGTGGTTCACTTGGTCAATTTAATTTACAGATGAATGTGCAAGTTAGAAATCAATTTCCATACTCAATAGTAAACCCTGAACTTTGTATAATTTGCTGTAATGAAGGTATATTCAGCACGATTGCAGGTAGTAGTAGTGTGATGACAGGGCTTTTAACCCGTGAAAAAACGTTGATGACGAAGGAACAAGAACCCGCAACTGATACGGAAAGTTTTAGACGATTTGTAGGTGGTGTGATGTCAAATAGTTCAATGGCGAACGCTGTAAATTTAATTGGAAAACATTATAAAAAATTACCACTACCACTCGCAAATGCTATAATGGGGTCGGGTAGTTCTGGAGGGGGTTATTCTGGAGGGGGTAGTTCTGGAGGTCGCCGACATTTAAGCCGACATTTTATTTAAAAAATTAAAATAATAAAAATAAATTAAAATAATTATATAACTAATTTTATTTATTTATATATAATATATATATATAAATGATGGAATACAATAGAATGATATCTGACAGAATACGAGAAAATCAATTAGATGCAATACGCCATTATCCTCAGCCAATGATGTTCGGAGGTATTAGAATAACCGCTCACCCGTTAGCATCTGGGAACGAATACGCTAACCCCTCTACATTGGCTACTGGTGGTAATTTAACAAAATCATTCGCAAAATTAGGTAAAGATGTTAGTAAAATTAGTAAAAAAACAATTAACGCTGTAACTCGTGAAATACCAAATATGGCGTCAAAAGTCGTGAATGATAGTGTTGTACCCGCATTAAGTAAATATGGAGAAAAAGCATTAACGAATTATTTAGCCCCCGCTGTTGAAGAAGGTGCAGAAGTAGCCGTAGGAATGGGACGCCGAAGAAAAGGAAGAGGGAGACCACGCAAAAGAAGCGGAAGCGTGAGCGATGAAGAAAGGGGAGGTTCATTTAAATCTGTAATGAAACAAGTCGGAAAAGTTGGTAAACAAGTTATAAATAAAGCGTTACCGATGGCTGAAAAATACGCCGCCAATGCTGTAATGGACTACGCTCTACCTGCCGCCGAAACTGGTGCTGAATTCGTAGCCGCCAACCCTGAAGTTTTACTTTTAGCCGCAGGACGTAAAACACGAAAAGGAAGATTTAAAAAGGGAAGCCAAGAAGCAAAAGATTATATGAAATCTATTCGTGATAGAAAAAAATAATTAATATTTTATTTATTTAAATATAATAAAAATAATTTTATATATTATATAATTATATAATATACAATGTTGCCAAAATACGCAAATTTAGAAAATGATGCTAATAATTTCGTTCAAGCAAGTCGCACAATTCACAATTATAATAAGCAAACAGCAAGTAACCTACAACAAGAACGAAACCCGTCGTCATCTGGTATATCACCGAAAAATGAATATGAAGAATTTAACTCAAATTTAACCGAAATTAACACTTATATCACTCAATTAAAAACATATGTGAACGATAATAAAAAAAAAGAATTTAATAATCAACTACGAGATGCACAACACCAAAATTACGAAATTGACAGGGCAGATGAACGGGGCGAAGCAACAGGAGAAAAAAAAATAAATATTATTGACAACTCCGATTTTTACTACAATATAATTGATAAAGAAGCAAAACGTATTGGAACTTTACCAAATATAAAATTAGTAAATTTACACCAAACAGGAGATTATAATAAAAATGAGGTTGAAATGTTTAAACAAGTGCAAGGTTCGGGCAGACACCTTGTAGGCGGTGGTGAAACCGAAAGACAGGAATTTGAGGAACAAATACAAGAACTAAATGATATAAACACCGAATTATATCGTTTAGATAAAACATTTAAAAATTTCTTTGAAGAATTAAAATTAGAAGAAGACCCCGCAAAAAAACAAGATATAGAACAACAATTAAAAGAATTAATTGATATAACAAGGGCTGATTTTGGAGATTTTCCAACAACAGGTGACTTAAAAGATATCAGTGGATTTTTAAAAAATCAAATTTTTCGTAATACTGAAGATATTAAACAATACAGAAAAGAGATAAGTGCTGATTTTATAAACGAAGGAAAACAAGAATCAAGTGGTCAAAAAATATCACGAGAACAATTAAAAAAAGATATTAGTGAAATTGATGAAATGACAGTATCAGAGTTACAAAAATTAAAAGAGACTTACGTGATTAAAGATGGAAGAATCGGAAAACCAGGAATAAAAAAAATATTAGAAGCGAAACTTGCAGCAATAAGAACAGAAATTGAAGAGATAAGAAACCCGTTTGAAGCCAGCAGTGGAGAACAATCCGAACTTATTAAACAAATTGAAGAACAAAAACAACAAAGACTTAAAGAATTGGATGACGAATTAAATGCAGTAATGTCAAAAATAGATGCAGAATTAGCACGACGAGCGGAAGCATTAGCACAATTTCAAAAACAAGAAAGACTCGCCAGAGAGGCGGCGGCAAAAGCATTAGATGATGCCGCAGAAGCACAGAGATTATCGGATTTAGCAGATACACGACGAGAGGCAGGCAGATTAGCAAAAGTAGCACAAGATGCAAGAGAAGAGGCGGCAGCCCGAGAAATACAGGCGAGACTGGCCAATAAAAAATTTTTATTGGAAACAAGAAAAATCAAAAAATTACAAGCAGAGCAGAAAGAAATTGAAAAAGC